CAAACTCAGTATTCTCGATCAAGTTGATGAACAGTCTGGTGCTGGAAAACTTGATCTTCTCATTTCCCTTCCATACATTGTTAAGACAGAGGCTCGAAGAAAGCAAGCAGAAGAGCGTCGTAAAGATATCGAGATGCAATTAGCAGGATCGAAGTATGGTATTGCGTATGTAGATTCGACCGAAAAGGTCACACAGCTAAATCGAAGTCTCGATAACAACATTATGTCTCAGGTCGAGTATCTTACGAAACTTGGTTACTCGCAGCTTGGCATCACAGAAGAAATTCTGAATGGCTCGGCATCTGAGGAAGTAATGCAAAATTATTACGATCGCACCATTGAAGTATTTCTTTCTGCCGTTGCTGAGGAGTTTAAGCGTAAGTTCTTAACAAAGACTGCTAGAAGCCAAAAGCAATCAATTCAGTTCTTTAGGGATCCGTTTAAGCTTGTTCCTGTATCTAGTCTTGCGGATCTTGCTGATAAGTTTACTAGAAATGAGATTCTCACGAGTAATGAAATTAGACAGATTGTAGGCATGAAACCGTCTGCTGATCCGTCCGCTGATGAACTTAGAAACAAGAATCTTAATCAGTCTAGTGAGCAAATGCAAAATAAAGAGACCTATGGGTTTAAAGATGAAGAATGAGGAGGCAATTCAAAATGGGGGCTGATTATACCTTTAGTGGCTGGGCTACTAAGAATGATTTGCGCTGTTCTGATGGCCGAACAATTCGTAGGAATGCATTTAGAGATCAAGATGGTACTCGCGTTTCTCTTGTCTGGAATCATAAGCATGACGAACCTGAAAATGTAATTGGTCATGCCGATCTGGAGAATCGAGATGACGGTGTCTATGCATATTGCACTCTGAATGATACTCCTAAGGCACGAAATGTAAAGGCACTTATTGAACATGGCGATATTGCAAGTCTTTCCATTTATGCAAACCAGCTTAAGCAAGTTGGTAGTGATGTTCTGCATGGCACTATTCGCGAAGTCAGTGTTGTACTGGCTGGCGCGAATCCTGGTGCTGTAATTGAAGCAGTTCTTGAACATTCTGGTGAGGAATCTACGGAAGAAGCTATTATCTACTCCGGTGATTGCGACATTGAGATTGTTCATGCTGATAAATCCGAGGAAGAGAATACCATCGAGCATTCGGATGGTAATAAGGAGGAAAATATGGCTGGTAATACCAAGGAAGAGACTCCCAAGAGCAACGAATCCAGCAAAGAAAAGACTGTTGGTGAAGTTGTCGAAAGTATGACCGAGGAGCAGCAGAACGTTATGTATGCGTTGATTGCTGAAGCCCTTGGTGAGAAGAATTCTAACGAAAACGAGGAGGATAAAACTGTGAAGCATAATGTTTTTGAGGCTGACAAGTCTACTGAAGAGAATGTTATTAGCCACGACGCTATGATGGAGGTTATCGCCGATGCAAAGCGTTATGGCAGCATGAAGGAGAGCGCACTCCAGCATGGTATCAATGATGTTGAGTACCTGTATCCGGAAGATCATGTGCTGAATACTCCCCCGGCATTTATTAAGCGCGATACCGGCTGGGTTGGCACTGTTATGAATGGTGTGAAGCACACTCCGTTTAGCCGCATTAAGTCGATGTTTGCAGACCTGACTGAGGATGAAGCTCGTGCGAAGGGTTACATCAAGGGTAAGATGAAGAAGGAAGAGTTCTTCGGTCTGCTGAAGCGTTCGACTGCTCCCACGACCGTTTACAAGAAACAGAAGATGGATCGTGACGACGTTGTGGACATCACCGATTTCGACGTTATCGCTTGGCTTAAGGGCGAGATGCGGGTAATGCTGGATGAGGAAATTGCTCGCGCTGTCCTGATTGGCGATGGCCGTCTGGCTTCGAGCGATGATAAGATCCCCGAGGATCATATCCGTCCGATCTGGAAAGATGAAGCTCTGTTCACCATCAAGACCAACGTCACCTATGCTGAGAATGCTACTGATGACCAGAAGGCTAAGGCATTCATTCGCGCGGCAGTGAAGGCTCGCAAGGACTATAAGGGTTCTGGCAATCCGACTCTGTTTACTACCGAAGATGTCCTGACTGACCTCCTGCTGCTGGAGGATCTGAATGGCCGCGTTATCTATGAGTCTGTTGATAAGCTGGCTACTGCTCTGCGTGTTAGTAAGATCGTGACTGTCCCCGTTATGGAGAATCAGACTCGTGAAGATTCTGAGACCAGCAAGACTATGAAGCTGCTGGGTCTGATCGTCAACCTGGCTGACTATACCATCGGCGCTGATAAGGGTGGTGCGGTTAACATGTTCGATGACTTCGACATTGACTACAACCAGCAGAAGTACCTGATTGAGACTCGTTGCTCGGGTGCTCTGATCGTTCCGTACAGTGCAATTGCTCTGGAGACTGAGGTCACTGAGTAATTTCAAAATAGGGGGTAAAATTCACAATGGCAAAGTTTTACGGTGACATCGGTTTCATCAGCACCGTCGAAACGACCCCTGATGTATACCGAGAAGTAACTACTACTCGCAAGTACGCTGGCGATATTCTCACAAATATTCGTCGGTGGGATTCGAATAGTAATACTTCAAATGATAGTGTTACTATTAATAACACATTCAGTATTATCGCCGATAAGTTTGCTTTGGAGAATTTGGGCTCTATGAGGTATCTCGAATATTTAGGTACTAAGTGGAAAATTACTAGTGCTGATATCGAGTATCCACGAATTAAATTGAGCGTTGGGGGTGTATACAATGGGAACTAGACTTGAACTGAGTGCTAAGCTCAGAGATATTCTCGGCTCTTCAAATGTATACTTTAATCCGCCTGAAAATCAGAAACTCAACTATCCATGTATCATTTATCGAAGAACCAACATTAATAAACTTCAAGCGGATAACAGTGCATACCGCAAGATGAATGTTTATAGTGTTATGGTTATTGATTCCGATCCGGAAAGTGAGTTTCCCGATAAGATTGCGGAGCTCCCAATGTGCTCGTTTAATGCATCCTATATAAGCGATAATCTGTATCATAACGTTTTTACATTGTATTATTAAGGAGGACAACATATGTCTAAATTGGTTTGGGATAAGTCCGGCGAGCGTTTCTATGAGACTGGTGTTTCCAAGGGTGTTCTGTACCTGCAGGATGACTCGGCCGCATATACTACTGGTGTTGTGTGGAATGGTCTGACTGGTGTTACTGAGAGCCCTGAGGGTGCTGAGGCTAATGACTTCTATGCGGATGACATTAAGTATGCTTCGATTCGTTCGGCTGAGAACTGGAAGGGCACCATCGAGGCATACACCTATCCTGAGGAGTTTGCTCAGTGCGATGGCAGTGTTGCTGTTGCTAATGGTGTCTACATTGGCCAGCAGAAGCGTAAGGGCTTTGGCTTCAGCTGGGTGACTCAGATTGGCAATGATACTGCTACCGAGTCTGACGATGGCTACAAGATTCATTTGGTCTATGGCTGCACCGCTTCTCCGTCCGAGAAGTCCTACGAGACCATCAATGACTCGCCCGACGCGATTACTTTCTCTTGGGAAATCGATTCGACCCCGATGAATGTGACCGGTCATAAGGCTACTTCGACCATCACCATTGACTCCACTAAGGTCGACGCTACCAAGCTGAAGACTCTGGAGGATAAGCTGTGGGGTACTGATGATGCTGAGCCCACTCTGCCCACTCCGGACGAGATCATCGCTATCTTCGCTGATAATAAGTAATTAATTTAAACCTAAGTTCTATTATTGGGGTCGTATTCAGTTAGGCTGGCGACCCCTTTCTTTTTTTTATTGAAAGGAGAAAGCTTTATGCTGAAACGTACTATTACTTATACTGACTATAATGGTGTCGAGCGCACTGAGGACTTTTACTTTAATCTGACCAAAGCCGAAGTTTCCGAGATGGAACTGTCGCACGATGGTGGACTGACTGCTATGCTTGATCGTATTATCAAGGCAAAAGATCAGGCTCAGATTATTAAGGTATTTAAGGATCTCATCCTTGCTGCCTATGGTAAGAAGTCCGAAGATGGCCGCCGGTTCATTAAGAATGATACTGTTCGTGAAGAGTTCTCTCAGACTGAAGCATATAGTATCATCTTTATGGAGCTTGCGACTGATGCTGACAAGGCTAGTGAGTTTGTTGAAGGTATTATGCCTAAGACTGATAACAAGCCTGCTCTTCAGGTAGCAAACACTTAATTTGAAAGTAATGGAGAACGAAGAGAATGCTTGAGATTACTATTCCA